CATTTCTGATTGTTGCTGTTGTTTCTGGAAATAGAAAAAGCCGCCACTTCAAAATTAACAGTGAAGTGACGGCTCTTTCTATCGCCGGAATACGAGTTCCTGAAATGAAAAAAGCACCCAGCATTTATACTGTGTGCTACATCAAATTCATATTCAATTATTCAAATTAGCTCAAACTATGCCAAACTGCCACAGCCAAAAAACGAGGGGAAGGAGGGCTGAAAAGCACCCCAAAAATCGGCTCTCGGTTAACCACTTTGGGAACCACTTCCCCCTCTTTTTGCCCTCTTTTTAGCCAGTTAACCACTTGCGGACCACTAAAAATTGGATGAAATCGGCTCTCGTTTTGCCAAATTTGGTCAAACCATATCAGCCCGTTTAGATATAGCAAAAGCCCGGAAAACCTTGATTTTCCGGGCTTTTTGAACCATTTTGATATAGTCTGAGCAGTCGATTATCTCTTGCATAGTTCCGAACCCTTATTTTATGCACTTTTTAGGGTGCTTTGTTACTAACCAGTTTCTAATGGAAAACAATGCACACCATCACACAAGTGTCAGGTCTGACACCTTAACCGCTGCAACAACAGTTCCACCATAGGTGATGACTGCCCTGTCACCGCTGATTTCTTTCACCTGGTGATTCCTTTCATAAACAAAGGATGCCAGTGAACCGCCTGAATAAGTCTTTGCACCTTTGTTCAATCTGACTGTGCTTCCAACCTGAATTGTCTTTTTCACTTCTGTGGATGCAGACACCGCCTGACCACCCTTGGTTGTGATAAAAGCATCAAACCCTGCTGCCTTGATTTTTGCAAGCATAGCATCAGCATTTGATTTCACACTGTAAGCACCAACCTGAATCTTGAAGAATCCGTCCACCTGAATCATGTATGTGTCAAAACCTGCTGCTTTCACCTTTGCAAGCTGTGCATCTGCATTTGCTTTGACAGTATATGCACCAACCTGGACACGATAAAGAACACCACTGTCTTCTGTCTTTCCACCAAGCTGTGAAGTCACTTTTGCTGCCAGGTCACCAAGTCTTGAATATAACCAGTCACCAGGACAGGACTTGTTTGCAAACCATCTGTGAACTGTGATGACCATTTCATCATCCTTTGGTTCATAATTCAAAGACTTGTCCTTGTCACCGAACCAAAGAAGTTTAGTCTTTCCATTTCTCTTGCAGATGTCCACACATAACTTGATAAGTGACTGATAAACAGCATCATTCATTGCATAAGGTGCAGTTTTATCAGATGCACATTCAATTGTGATTGCTCTTTGGTCATTTGCACCACTGGAAGAACACCAAGACCTGTTCTTTTCTTCAACAATCAAAGAAATTCTTCCATCAGAACCAATTCCATAATTGCAGGATGCTTCCCTGCCCTGTGGGAAGCAGGCACAAATGGTTTCACAAGATAACTGACCAACCACACAATGTGGTGTGATTCTGTCAATTCTGCGTGTTCTCTGTCCTGAATGGTTTGGACTTAAACCAGTATAACACACCAATGGACTGTTTGTGTATGACATATTATTCACCTTCTTTTTCATTTTTCTTTGTTAAAACTTCAATTGCCTTTGTGATTGCTGATGGAATAGGAAGACCCATCAATCCTGCATTTTCAACAATGCTGATGGTTTCATTTGCAATATATCCAATCACAACTGCATCCCTGACAAAGTTTGTGTTCATAATCAAGTCAAGTCTGCAAGCAATCAGGACAATCAAAAGGGTCATGCCTTTTCTGCACAACCCTTTCCATCCTGCCCTGGATTCCAAAGCACCTGATTCAGTTTTTCCGCTGTTATGGAAGACACCTGCAACAATCAATCCTGTCACATAGTCAATCCCCATAAAAATAACCAAGGTTGTCAATGCAGCATCCCACCCCCCAAACAGGGAAGCAATGAATCCACCGACAACACCAAAAGCTGTTGTAACATATCCTTTCATTCCAATCTGTCCTTTCTTTTTTAGTTCATAAGAAAATCCCCTTCCATGATGACTGGAAGGGGATTCAGTGTGGTTTCCTACTGTGCAAGGTCACCACAATCAAGGTCAATAAGCACCTGCTTCACCTGTTCCTGAATTCTTGCAGGAACATCAGCAAAAGTTTTCTTGCCTTTGATGATAAGTGTTGCATATACAACTGCCATGGTTTCCACCACCTTTCTAAACCAATTTTTGATGTGCTTAAACATCTGCATCAAGGATTGCCTGAACTTCATCCCTTAACTTTGCAGGTACATCATCAATGGTTTTCTTTCCTTTTCTGATTAAATCTGCATAAACCTTTGCCATCCTGATTCACCGCCTTTCTTAACCAATCAGTTCATAGACATCACAAAGTGCAAGCTGTGTGTCAGTCAACTGGTTTTCCAGTTCAGAATTCTTTTCAGACATAACCTTGATGTATTCATCTTTGTCATACTGGACTTCATGATATTGATACACTTCAACAGGATTTCCATGTTCATCTTCCTTTTTAAGAAGCTGAATGTCATCATGGACATATACTGTGTCAATACCAACAATCAGTTCCACCGCCTGTTCTTTGCTGCCTGTTACATAACCACAATCAATCATGCTGCAACCCTTCCTTTCTTCTGATAAATTTTGTTGACATACTTAATTACTGCATTGTTTCTTGCCTTTGGTTTTGCATCCTTCTTGATAACAAACTTATAATAAGCAACCAATGCATTGACAATTGGTTCAATATACTTTTCAAACAACCGCCAAGAATCACACCACTTCAACCATCCAATATAAGAATTTGCAGAACACCATTCTGAATAATTTGGAAGTTTCCCATCATCCCACTTTGCTTTGATTTTAAGCATTTTCCTCTTGAATCTTTTGCAGGTTGATTTTCTTAATAAAATGAAATCATAGAAAAATCTATATCCCACAAAGTCAATACCCCTTGTATTAGTGGGGAATACTTGCCAGTTGTCCTTGACCCTGATTTCAAGATTGTCTTTCATATACTTCTTAATTTCACGAATCAAGGAATGAAGTTCCTGCTTTGATGCACCATATATGACCATATCATCAGCAAATCTGACCACATACTTCACACCTATTTCTTCTTTCAACCAATGGTCAAAATATGCTAAATAAAAGTTTGCAAGATATTGTGACAGATATGAACCAATAGGAACACCAGTCTGTTTTGGGTAAGAATCAATTATTTTGTCAAAAAGTGAAAGAAGTCTTTTGTCTTTGAACTTTTTTCGCAGCATCTTTTTCAAGATGTCATGGTTTATACTTGGATAGAATTTTGAAACATCTATCTTCAAGCAATACTTGGTGTTGATTCTGTCTTTCATATATTTTGTTGTCAGCATATATGCTTCTTTGATTCCCCTTCCAGGAATACTGGAACAAGTATGTGAACAAAATGTCTTCAAGAAAATATCTTCCACTTGAAGCATGATTGCCCATTGAATAATTCTGTCAGGGAAATAAGGAAGTTTTGCAAGTTCCCTTTCTTTTCCCTTATCATTGATTATTGAAATTGTGTATTCTGAAACTTGATATGTTTCATTCAGCAGCATTTCCCTAATCATGGACAGGTATTTGTCATGGTCAGAATCAACCATCTTCACTTCTTTATAAAACAACTTGTCTTCCCTTGCATTTTGATGTGCAAGTCTTAAATTGTCCATGTCACAAATCTTGTCATAAATGTTTCCGTATCTTTTCATGTTCTTTGGTTTCCTTTGATGTTTTCATAGTCTTGAATGTTCGGTTTCCCTACTAATACAATTTTTGAATTTTTGTGTTTTGGCAAGTGCCAGGGCAATAGATAACCAGTGTATATTTCAAAGACAGTCATGTCATTGAAACCATAAATGAACAAACATTTTGAAAACAATAGGTGGGCAGTGATATTGGTATTCGAATTCGAAGAAGTATTATTCACATTAAGTTGAAAAGTACCAGTATTAGCAGTATTATTCCAATTACCACTGAATTTCGCTACACATGAAGTATACAAATTAGTATAATCGTGTGTTTGGCTTTTTTCTAAATTCTGATGAACAATATCACCTTATCTATTCCCCATAAATGAAGGACACCCTTTCAGGTGTCCTTCAAAAAGAATCTTATAAATACATCAGGCGGGCAGCGATACGGGCATCCGAACGCGAAGAAGCATTATGCACATCAAGCAGAAAAGCACCAGCATGCGCAGCATTAAGCCAAAAACCACCGAATATCGCCACACAGGAAGCATACAAACCAGCATAATCGCAGAAGTATGTGGTTTCTGAACCACTGACTTCCTTTGCAACAAATCCTGCTTTTGTGCTTCCCTGTGGTTTAGACATATAGTTTCCAATGTTAGCAGAAACACCGCCATTTCCATTGTTTGTATATCCTGAACCGCTGTCATTGAATCCACTGTTTGCAGTCAATACATTTCTTGAACTGTCAGACACAAGTCCATCAATCCATTCCCAAATGTTTCCCCAAAAATCTTCAAGTCCAAAACATTTCACATGATGATTTTGGTCAGTCATGTAAGAAGGATTTGTTGATTTGATAAGTTCACAATCCATTCCCCATGCTTCTGTTCCACCTGATGCAATTGCTGCACTGTGACTGGAAAGAACATATCCATAACCAACAGTTGTCTGTGAATTCAGGTTCTTATATTTCAAAATATACATGCACTGTCTGAATGTAAGTTGATAGAAACCTGACTGTTCATATCCATCACCATTTGCCTGTGCCTGTGTTCTGAATGTTCCGATTGTCTGATTTGCAGTGATTGCCTTTCCTTTCAGTGAACGCAACTTGCTTGATGCAACATAACCTTTGTAAACACCAAGATAGAAGACATCTTTTGGTGTTGTTCCCCTGGTATGTGCATTATATTCAAAGTCTGCATTGTCAGGGTCATCAGTCATGGAAATAGTGATTTTTGTTCCACTGGTTGTGATGGTCAATCCCCTTCTTGGAAATGCAATCATTGCATCACCTGCATTACCGCTTGAAATATCAGCAGTTGTTCCATCTTCAAACTGGTCAAAGTTGTTTGGATTCAACTTTCCAACTTCAACACCATTTTTCAGCAATACTGGATAATGACCAAAGAATTCATCCCAAGCAGAATCACCTGCTGTCATTCCAACTGCATCATCCGCATAAGTGACACATGTTGCAGGATTGCTATTGGAAAGGTCAATGATTGCAGTCATCTTTTTATAAGGCTGTGGTGTACCTGCAACCCTGTTTGCTTCATTGATATTTGTTGCACCAGTATCTGCATAAGGAAACAGTGCAAAATAATATGTCTGACCATTCACAAGATTATTGATTTCATAACCAGTTGTTTTGAATGCATCCAGTGTCTGATTATCAACAAGAACTGTTCCATCCTTTGCATTTTCAGGGAATGAACCTGCTTTCTGAACAAGTTTTGTTCCCTTCCATGTGCAAAGTGTCTGTCCTTCAACCACTGTGTTTCCAGGGTCAGACCAAAAGATTGTTAGTTTCTGATTTCCAACCTTGATTTTTAAGTCAGAAACGTTTGAAGGGGAAATTCCACCACCGCCTGATTCAACATCAGTCCATTCACCTTCTTCATTCTTTACCTGCAACTGTTCATTGTAATATCTGAAACCATGAACACCGACTTCACCATAAATGGTTTCATTTTCATGTGTAGAAATTGCAACTACAATGTTTTGAACTTGCTGCATTGTTGGAACAGCAGCAGGATTGATTTCAAGTGTTACCTGGGAAGAAATATCAACCTTGGTATTCATCTTGTATGTGATACCGCTGACAGTTTTTCCACCAAATGCAGGCATATAATCAGGATTGTCTGTTTCAATACTAACCGCATAAAGGATTTCATTGTCTTCAATATCCTTTGCAAAAAGACCAAGTGCTTTGACATAATAACCTGAATCAAGGTTGCTGTTGTTGATTGCAGCAAGCACTTCAACCATGGTTGTGTCTGTTCTTGAAACAGAAGAAACCAGTGCTTCCTGCTTTACATCATAAAGGGATGTCAAATCCTTCAAAGATGCTGCTGAATAATCATAATCAGAAGTCTGTATCTTTGTAAAACTTGCAGTTGAAGTTCCTGCAATCATTTTTGCAATAAGTTCCTGACCCTGATTTGTAATAACTAAATCTTGCATTTTATTTTCCACCTTTCTAATTGATTGTTCTTTCAATGTTTGATACAACCACACCTGTTCCAGTCATAAGACTGTTCAGAACATGGTCAAGGTTTACCTTTGACTGCAATGTGAAATTGCTTGTTTCAATGGTAGTTCCACCGCCATGAACAGTTCCTGTCATTGTTCTGACCATGTTATTTCTTGAAGTCACAACAATATTTGCAGGAATCATGTATGACAGCATATAATCAAGTTCATCTGCCTGACCGCTTAAAGGAAGGGAAACCACAATTTCAAGTCCATATTCATTGAAACTTGGAATCAATAAATAATTTCCTTCACCACACATGACATTCAATTTTTCCTTCAATCCTTTGTATGTGTAAGGAATTGAATCATTCCACCTGGTGATTACCCTGGATTTTCTTGCATCCAGGGTGTCATCAGGTTTTGGTGTTATACCAAGCAGATTTTCAAATCTTGCGATTCCATCAATATCACATGACAAAATGAACTGATTGTTTTTAATGATTTCTGTTTCATCTTCCAGTTTCTGAATTTCAGGTTGTTCTGAATTCATGATGTGTTTGATTTCTCTGTATTCCTGAACAAATTCAGGAAGGAAAGAAAGAAGGTTTACTTCTCTAATCATTCACCACACCCCCAAACACTGGAATCTGATATTTTGTCAACATCAGATTTGATTCAGAATCATTGATTTTTGTGTTTGCAATATCAAGAACACCTTTCAGTGCCATGATTCTTGATTCAATCTGTGCTATTCTGACAACAGATGCACTTTGATTTGCCCATTCTTTTCTAATTTCAAGAAGATAACCTTTGACAGCTTCTTCAATTGCTGTTTTCTGACCTGTCCATGAATACCCTTCTTCAAAAGTAATGGATGCAGAAACATTGACAGCAACTTCTGATGCTGTTTCAACTGTGACAATATGACCAATTGGTGCAATTCCTATTCCTGAACCATCCTGTGTTGGGTCAATTTCTTCTTGAACTGTCTGAATCAAGGTGTCAGATGCTTTTCCATATTCTGAATTCAATATGGTCAAAAGAACTGTTCCACCACCATTCCAAACAGGTGTTACTTTTGTACTTCCAACACCAGGAAGACTGTTTGTTTTGTTTAGGTAGTCATCAACATTGCCACCATAAGCCTTTGAATCAAATGAATCAAAATATCTTTGTCGCAAAAGTTCAGTGTCTTCTTCATCTTCACCAGGAATCAGAAGGTCTGTCAGTTCAATGCTTTCAAGACCCTGAATATAATCAATTGGAATCATATCACCAAAATAACCATTTCCAATCTTTCCAATGGTTTCACACTGCATCTTGTATTCACCATCAGAAATCTTTTCAACCACATAATAATTCAAATCATTCAATGAAAATCTTGAATTAAGTGGTATTTGAAGGTCAGATGGAACAGTTTTTGCTTTCAAAAAAGCATAAGTTGCAGGTTGTGGTGTGATTCCCCTTTCTGCTGCCCTTCTGATAAGATATTCCCTGGATGCAGTATCACCAAAGGTTTCTTTCAGGATGACATCAAATTCAATATACATCAATTGAAGTTCAACAGCAGCAGGTGCAAGTGCATCATAAATGATTGAACCTTCCCTTTTGTCCATGTTTTCAGGAACTCTGTCAAGCATTCTTTGAAGAATGTCTTCATAAGTTACATTTTCATACATCTAATAATTCACCACCTTTTCTGTTTGAACATCACCAAATATTGTGTGAACAGTGAATGATGCTTTGACTGTTCTTTTTTCAGAACTGTCAAATTCAAAGTCATCCACTGATTCAATCCTTTCGTCCTGAATAAGTGCTTCTGTGATTCTTCTTTCAAGTTCAGGAATGACATAAATGACAGGCATTCCAAACAAGTCCATCAATTCAATTCCATAATTCCAGGAATAAATGATATACTGGTATCTTTCAGTATTCAGAATCTTATAAATCACCTGCTTCATTGCTTCCAATTCATCAACAGTTCCATTGATGATGTCCTGTTTTATGTTCATTTTATAGTTCACACTTGGTTCTGTTTCCATTTCCAAGTCATAGGATAAAATGTTGTTCGTTGAAGGAATCATGTTTTCACCACCCTATCCAGGACAAGATATTTCTGACCGCCTTTTTGCTTCATCAGCACAACTTCTTCACCAACTGTCAAAGCATTGTGAATTGTCACTGTAATTTTCCCAACAGCATGAACATGTGAAGGGGAAACAGGTGCAGTTCCTGATTCAATGTCACCAGTGTAATAATAGTTTTGAACATTTCCACCAGTGATTTTGGTTTTATAATCAGTGACATTCCTGGTCAAAACAAGCTGTGCTTCACCAAGGGTCATCTTCTGTTCAACAAGGATTTTCAATGGTTTTGCACTTGTTACCTTTCCAAAACAGAAATCAGCAGGTTGTCCTGCTTCTGCTGCTTCCTGTGCTGCCTTTTTTATACTCACTAATAAATCATTTGCATCAAGCAACAAATTCACCGCCTCTCAATGTCAAAGTCATAAGATGCTGACTTTCTTTGAATTCATGTTTGCACTTTTCAACAAGCATCAGGTTTTTCAATTTCATATCACCCAAATCCATAATGACAACAATCATTGAACCTGCCCTGACCCTGACATCACCAAAAGCATTTTTGATGGTCAGATTTCTTGTTTTCTTGTTATACAAAGACAAAAGTGCATCTGCCTTTGCTTTTCCATTTTCACCTTCCTGCAAAGTATCAAAATATTGAAGAACACCCCATGCATTCATATTTTCTGAATCCTGTGCAACATAAACTTCCCTTGTTCCAGTTTTTTCATTGTCATAGGTCAATTTCACTTTGTTGTATGTGTTTGAATCAATGCTTGATGTGTAATCAAAATTTTCACCAGTTTCTTCATCAATCAGAAGATTCAACCGCATATTGTCCAAACCTTTCAATGCAATCTTTCCAAAATCATCATACATGACATACATATATTTCTGATTTTCAAGTGTCATATCCAATGCATTCTGAATCATATCAAACAAAGATGTGTTTTCTTCCACCCTGGACTTGATTTTGAATCCAGTGTCTTCAATTGTTCCTGTTTGCATCATATAATCTTTTGCAATCATCTGAATCAATTCACCTGCTGTCTTGTTTTCATAGACAATGGTGTCTTTATTTTTCAAATATCGCAACTGGTCATAAGCAGTGACAGAAATGATTTGTTCCTTATCTCTTTGTTTCTTGAATATGAATCCATAAAAGACATTCTGACCATTGACTTTCAGTCTGACAGCATCCCCTTCTGTGAAGGAAATAACATCATCCTTGACAACTTTGAACTTCAATTCACCTGGACAACCTTTTCTTTCAGTTGTCCAGGTGATTCCTTCTTGCACAACAGGAATGAACACTTTGTCACCATGCTGAATCAGAAGTTCAATATTTACATCCAAAAGTGTTCACCGCCTTTCTTATGCTGATGGAATGGTCAACACCTGCCCTGGATAAATCAAGTTTGGATTCTTGATTTTGTCCTTGTTAGCATTGTAAATGACAGTATATTTTGAACCATTTCCATAAAACTTCTTTGCAATATTCCACAAGCAGTCACCTTTGACCACTGTGTATGATTTGTTTGATGAAGGTGCAGGGGAATTTGTTGTTTCCCTTTTCTTTTCCTTCTGAACAGTTGGTTTTGTTTTCGCAAACTTGATATTACAAGTCTTTGTTCCAAAATCCCTATACTGTTTCAATTTGATTGTTACTGTTACATCAAAACCTTCCTTGGAATCTTCTTTGATTTGATAATCTTCCATTGAAACCTTAATGTTTGTATTGAACAGACCTTTTCCATTTGGAAGCTGTCTGACCATGATAAACTGGAAAGGTTTCTTTGATGTCTTCATCTTTTCAAATTTATCCAGGAAGTATTTTGCTCTTTTGAACCCTGAATCATATTTTGCAAAAGGATATTTCACATTTGGAATCAGCAGGTCAAAACTGATGTCAGTCAGACCTGCTGTTTTCAAAATATTGACTTCCCCTTCATTCATCAGAATCAAGGTCTTGTTCTGATTCTTGATTTTCAATTGCAACTTTGAAGGTGCAATTGGACACAAAATTTTGTCAAGATAAACACTATATGCCATTAGTCATGCACCCCTTCCGCTGCTTTTTCCATAGCTTCATTCACACCATTTGCAAGGTAATCAACCATACCATCCAAATCCATGTCACCTGAAACATTGTTATTGTTCGTCATTTCCACTTTGATTTCCGCTGTGGTGAATCTGTTGATTGCTTCTGTTTCCGCAATGTCACGAAGATATTTCAAGTCTTCACTTGTGATGTCCAGTGAATCAGCAGCTTTTCCAGTATTTGCAGCAGTATCTGCAATATTTGCAGGAACTTGACCTGCATCATATCCTGAATAACCACCGCCATTGAACATGTTGGATGCATCAACACCGCCATCACTTCCACTGAACATATTGGAAACCTTATCTGCAACACCATCACCCCATGCTGCACCTGCATTGAATGCATCTGATGCCCAACCATCCTGGAATGTGTCAAATGTGGACATTCCATCATTGAATGCATCACCAATTGACTTGTAATCTTCCTTGTTTCCTGCTGCTTCTGATGCTTTTGCTGCATAGTCATCTGCTGCACTTGTAATTCCTGAATAATCAAATTCAACAAATGGAAGTTTGTTCAGTGCTTCACAAATTCCTGCAACAACAGTCAGTGCAGTTGATAAAAGATTGTAGAACCAAGACTGGACTGAACAGATTGCATTGTGGAATGCAGTCATCATGTTTGAACCAAGTGCTGCAATTGCATTTCCAATTCCAAGGGCAATGTTTGCAACTGTCAGACCCAAGTTCTTGAAGAACTGGATGACAACATTCACACCGCCACAAATCACACCAAAACCACTGTTTGCAACACCAGTCATCTTTGCGATTGCTGCACAAACAGCATAAATAATTGCAATCAGGGCAATGATAAGAAGAATTATCCATGTCAAAGGACATGCCATCAAAGCTGCATTCAGTCCATACTGTGCTGCTGTTGCTGTGAAGGTTGCCCCTGCCTGCATCATATCAGCAGCAGCTTTCACACCTGCCATTGCTGCACTGATTCCCTGAACAACATTGTTTGCAATCAATGCTGCTGTGTAAAGACCAAGTGCTGTTGCTATACCAAGAACAATAGGTTCAATGATTGACCAATTATCACTGATAAAGGCTGCAATAGAAGATGCAAGTTCCAATATATTCAACAACCATTCCACAACAGTTGCAAAAGCAGAAACTGCATTTGCTGCAAATAGTTGGAAATCTTCATTGTTTGCAATCTCATTGACTTTTGTCAAAACTGGTTGCATCTGCATCAGTGCAGCATTTCCCATGGTTGTCCATACCTGACCCCAGGTCATAGGCATCTGTTCAAATTTTGCATTGATGTCATCCGCACTTGCAAAGATTGCTGCCTTAACAACATCCGCTGTCAACTGTCCATCCTGTGCCATTTCCCTGATTTTTCCAATAGGAACATCAAGATAATCAGCAATAGACTGAATCAGGTTTGGTGCTTGTTCAAAGATGGAATTCAATTCATCACCACGCAACACACCTGAACCCAAAGCCTGTGACAACTGCAACATTGCATTGCCTGCTTCCTGTGTGGATGCACCTGCAATGGTCATCTGCTTCTGAATCAGGTTTGCAAAAGCAACAACTTCTTCTGAACTGCTGAATGCATCCTTTGCATTGTTTCCAAACTTTGCAACAACTGCTGCCATGTCTGTGAAAGAACCCCTTGCATTCTGTGCTGATGCATAAACCATATTGACCAGTTCATCTGTGGACTGCAATCCATCATTCATTTGGTCAAGTCTTGCTCTTGTTGACACAAGTTCATCAGACATGTCCATCACTTTTTCAACAGTCTGAAATGTCGCATAAGCTGCAACCAGGCTTGTGACCTTTCCAAGCAATCCATCCATAGCAGATGAACCATTTTGAACAGTTCTGTTGAAGTTCTGCTGATGTTCTTCATTATCTTCAATGTTATTTCCAAGCTGTGTGACCTGCTGTGCAGCAGCATCAATTGCCTGTCTTGCCTGGTCAATAGTTCTTGTATTGAAACCAGTGTTCATGGAATCCTGAACAGATTCATAAGCAGAACACATATTGTCCAGTGCAACAATCATGTTGTTGATGGGTGCTGAAACTCTATCAATAATCTGAATTGATGTTGCTATGCTTGCCATTGTTCTTCTTCACCATCCTTTCTTGGTATAATTTGAAAAGGGATGAACACCAACATTCATCCCTTTTTATTTTAGTTTCTTTGCCTTTGCTGCTTCTTTCTTTTCCTTGTCGATTCTGATTTTGATTGAAGCAATCACAAAAGCCTTTTCTTCCATACTCAAATTGACAAATTGTGAAGGTAAAATGTGAAGTTTCTGCAATGCATAATGTGCAAAGTTTGCTTCTGCATCCCCTTCTTCAATTAGTTTTTTGCTTCTTCAACCTTGTCTTCCAGTGTAGTGTTGAAACCATTGAAGTTCTGAACAAAGGTTGCAAATTCCTGATATTCACCAGGGTCATCAATCATTTCTTTCAGCAAATCATCAGGTGACATCACACCATAAGAATCCTGCAAGTCTTTGTCATAAAGGTTTGGTTCAACCACACATGCACAAATCATTTTGCCAATATATTTGCTTGTATCAAGTTTCGGTCTGAACATGTTTGGTTTTCCCTTGACAGGAACTTCAATCATGCATTCATCCCTGATTGCATCATTTTCCTTGGTTGTTAAAGGTTTGATTGTCCAAGGAAGGGGATTGCCCTTTGCATCCACAAGGGATTTTGTTGCTGCAAAAGTTGTATTTTCTCTTTTGATTTTGTTTGCTTTCAAAAATCTGCTTAAATCTGACATGGTATATACCACCTTTCTGTTTTATTCTAAAAAAATAAGACCCACATGCCTGTTTTGAAGACATGTGGGTCAAAATGTTTACTGCATACCATCAAGCAACTTGAAGGTTTCAGGCATCTTGAAGTCTTCAAAAGTGAAATTCAGTTCTTCATCCAGGTATTCACCATCAGCATCAAACTTTGCCAGGATGCCACCATCAATATTGCAGTCCATGAAGACAACTGTCTGTCTGCCTGCTGCACTTGTAGGGTCATCATTGGTCACCTGAATTTCAAAATAGACATCTTCACCAGTGTCCTTGTATTTCAGCATCATTTCCCTGAAAATACTGGTGTTATAGTGGAAGGTTGCTGAACCAGTACCTTTCCAACCAGTTGACTTGTTTCCAGTTCCTGTTCTTCCAAGGATAGGAACTTCTGTCTTTGTCCTTTCAAAATTTGCTTCAAAATTGATTGCCTGCATGAAGTTGTATCTGTTGTTTCCAATTGTGATGAAACATTCTGCCAACTTTGCAGAAATGGAATCTTTTGCTTTCATTGTGATATTAGACATTCTGATTCACCCCTTTCTTACATCACTGTGACAGTCATATAAAGTTTTGCCATTGCATTGACAACAGTCACTGCATCCTGAACAACAACCGCTTTCTTTGTGTCACCCTGGGAAACCTTTACATCTTCATCAGTGAAGTTTTCAATTGCTCTGATGTCCTGCAACTGCTCATGATGCTTGACAATATCTGCCCAAAGACTGATTCTGCCTGCTTCATCATTTGGAACAGCACCAAGATATTTTGTGTTGAAAAGCACTGCAATGTCATTTGCAATTTGGTCAATCACTCTGATTGTCTGATTGTCCTTGAAGATATATGCCTTTGTTTCCGTTTCCGTAACAAGGGAATTGATGTCTTCAAGAACTCTGATGTCATCACCGACCTGATGAAGTGTGAATTCACCTGCCTGAATTGCTTTTGTCAACTGTGTCTGTGTATAGTCAACATTGACTGCAAATTCACCATCATAAACCTTATTCAGATTTGATTTGTTCACTGCACATCCTGCTGAAATACCAGTCACCCAATAAACAAGGGATGCTTCTGACCATCCTTCATCAGATGTCTTGTTCTTCACATTGATAACACCTTCATAATCAGATGCCTTGTTATAAAGAATTACCTGGAATTTTGCACCAACTTCATCACGCATTCTTTTACAAAATGCATCATAAAGACTTTTGATGGTATTTTCTGTGGTTACAACACCCATTGCATTAAATGAATAAGATTCAATCTTGTCCAAATATGCCTGGTGATTTGTTCCTGTTACTTCACTGTTTGTTCCACCTTCAAGTGGTGTTCCTGCTGTGCTTGAAAGTTCCGCATTGGACTTGAATGTCACATAATCATTTGCAACAAGGTCTGCTGCTTTTGCAACAGTCTGACTGTCAACCATAACAGTTCCAAGATAGGTGTTGACATCAAAAAGACTGTCATCATCCACATTCACCTGAACCTGAATCTTGATGTCATTTCCCCTTGTTCCTGCATACTTTGCAGTTGCAAAGGTATTGGATGCCTTAACACCATCACCATTCAATCTGTATGCAAACAGTGTGGTGATGTTCTTGAACAGGTCACGAAGACCTTTTAACTTTTCATTGGTGTAATCATAACCAAAGATTTTCATAGAATTCTTCTGAAAATCTGCATTTGTTACTTCAAACACTTCCCCTTCAATGCCCCAATCAAGTTCAAGTGGCATTGTTGCATAACCCCTGTCAGACAATGTTGCAGTTGCAGTTGCAAGTGAAACAAAGTTGATATATGCACCAGGAAGCACTTTGTTCTGAACAGTAAATGTTCCACCGCCTAAAGCCATTTTACTTCACCATTCCTTTCATAAATTTTTCAATCATGTCATCCACTTCTTCAATGGACTTTTCTGAATCATCAGTCCAAAGGGCATTGATGACATCATGTCTGTTGTAATATTTGTTTGATGCAAGAATCTGTTCCTTGCTATACTTGGAAACAGTTTCCTGCATAGGTTCTTTCTTTGCCATTCTTTCACCTTATCCTTTCACATCAGTGCTATAATCATAAGATTCCATTGTAGGTGTTCCTTCCTGCATCTTATACATGAACATGTCATAGTTCACAAAAAACGAAAGTACACCATCACTTGTTTCACTACTCATATTTGTTCCCCTGCACAAATCACCATCAACTGTCACCAGTTCCAGGCATTCAAATAACCTTTCCCTGACTTCATTGATTTCCTTGTTCTTTTCTTCACCTTTTGGAAAATAGTGAATACAAAACTGATTCTTTCTGAAATATCTTCTTCCAAGGAACTGTTCATTTGTAGGATTCAGACATAAAATGGAAAAACAAGGTTCATTCAAACCTTGTTCAACTGATTCAGTATAAATTTCATAGTCATCACCAAATTCAGCATTGATTGCAACACTGATTCCATCAATGATTTTGTTTATCATCTGAAAACTTCACCCAACTTTCTTTTCAGTTTGTTTTCAAGAATCTTTGCAGCATCACCCTGAACTTCCTGTTCTGAAATGGTCAGCATGAATTTTCCTTCAACCCATCCTTCATGATTCCTGGTTCTATGACCAAATTCCACATAAGATGCATATTCAACTGGATTCACCACTTCAATAACATAAGTATTTCCATAATGATTCACACGCAATGAATCAGCATAAGCCTTTCCACCTTGTGTTTTTCCACCAGTCCAACCCCTGCGAAGTGTACCGCCTTTTTTTCCTGTGCTTGCAGGATATTGTCCAACAGGTGTCCTTTTGATAACCTTTGCAAGCAACCTTGCAGCCAGTTCTTTTGCACAAGATTCAATGAAGTCATTGATTTGGTCATCATTCAATGATGCTTCCATCTTCCTTCTGAACTCTTGCAATTCCCTAAAATCGACATTTCCACCGCTTGCCATTATGCCCACCCCTTAAAGATTTCAACCACTATTTCCTGGTGTGTGCTATAAGTTGCAGGAATACCACTGGACTTATAATCTGTGGTGACACCATTCTGTGTGATTGTCAGCTTTGAACCAGGCTTGACAACAATTTCAGGTGCAAGGAATACTTCTGTTACTTGGACAAGTGCGGATGCAGCATTTTCATTTGGATTTGTGTTGTTGATTGTCTTGAAAGACAATCTGCAAGGAATATCTTCCTGGACAATCACATCCTGAAAACCTGTTGATTTGTTATCTTTTTGAACTTTTTGGTGTTCAGTAATTGTGCATGTTCCTTCATACATGGATTCAATTGCTTTTCTTGCTTTTTTCACCATCTTATTTTTCTGAAACATATCAAATCACCTTCCCCTTGATTCATCAGATAGTTCACCAGTTGATTGAACCTGGATTCATCAGATGACCCTGCATCAAAATTGATTTGAGTGTCACCTTCTTTGATGCTTGTGACAGCACCATCCAAGTCAAGTTCACCAATGTCCAACTGTCCAGTCTGTTTTTTTGTGAACAAAAATTCACCACAAACCCTGTCAACCGCTGCATTAAATAAACCATCAGGGATTGAATCAGTGTTGCAAAAATTCTTGATGTGATTTTCAACTTTCTGCATACAAAAACATAAAACCCAACCATCATCTTCTTCCAGGTTATACCCAAAAGAAACCAGTCTTTTCAGAACCGCTTCATAGAATGGTTCTGAAAGACTGGTGTTGTTCATAATAGTCAGGATGTTTGCAAGAACTTTTTGAATCATTTCATTCATTCAGCAACACCCCCTTTCATCAATTAACCCTTGGAAACAATCTTGCAAAGTGCAATTGCCTTGTGTGGAATTGCCTTTGTGCCATCATTGATGATGTTCCAGTTTGTTCCAGTTGCAAGGTCAATGTTGGAAGCAGATGCAGTGATGCTTGCAGGCTTTTCAAAGGAAATGCCATCAACACCACAAATGAATCTGTCACGCACATAAAGTGTGTCCTGACCACCATTTGTTTTAGGGTCACGGCTCATTTCATAAGGAACTGCATCACCAATGTCATCCAGGATGATTGAACCATAACCAAGAACATAAGTAGTGTATGCAGTGTATGCTTCAACACCTTCTGCTGCTTCAACTTCTGTTGTAGGAACACTATCATCAATGATGACAGTTCTTCCATTCCAAGTTGCAATTGCAAGGTCTTTTGTGATGCCATCTGCATCAGTGTAAGTCATGTACTTGATAAGTTTCATGTTTTCAAGGTGTGTTGCAACTTCAGAATGCATGAATGCAAGTTTGAAGATGCCCTTGTTATCACCACAAGCCTGCTGAATTGCACTGTTGAGTGTAGAAGCACCAACCATTGCATCATCACCAGTCTTTGTAGTAATGTCATAAACATGCTTTGCAAGGAATTCCTTTGCAGCCTTACCTGCAACAGAAGTGTCCTGCTTCATGCTGAATACACCTGCAAGCATAGCAAGTGCAATATCCTGCTTCACTTCAAGTTTGTAGTCACCAATCTGTGCTGCAACATTGTCCATGAAGTCAACACCTGCTGTGATGTTCTTGCTGAAAGACTTTTCAGTCCAAGAATCCATTCTGCTTGCTACAACAAAACCCTGCTCATAAGTAGTTGTTGCGTTTGCTTCAATGTCATGACCACCATCATTGTTCTGTGAAGTCTTTCCACTGATTCTTCCAAAGTAAGGAACACGAGCATATAAAGAACCAGTCTGATTTGCAAGGGCATCATGTGCATTCTGATTTGTACCGATTGCACCACTCTTTACAAGTTCGTTTTTAGTTACATTAGGAATTCGGTCAACATACTTGCCGAATGCCTGGGGATTGAAACTTTTGGAATCAAATTTTGCCATTTTGTTTCACCTTTTCCTTTCATAAAATATTTTTGTGTGTTCTTGGTGCTTTAGATTTTTGCATCAGGATTTTCAGCAAGATATGCCATCATTTCAGAATAGGTCATCTTGGAAGTATCAACTCCATGGTCACCTTCTTCATTTCCTGATTCACCAGGTTTTGCACCTTTCACCTGGGTCTGCTTTTTAGCAGTAAAAAGGAACTTTGTGTCATCTGCCTTGGTAAGTGCTTCAATCTGTTCTGCAAGACCTTTCACTGTGCCATCATCAGCAAGTTCAGCCTTGTCCAAATCTTTCAGGAAAGGAACAACAGCCTTTGCATTGATTGCACCTGAACTTGTCAGTGCAGCTTCAACAGCAGCATCAACCTTCATTTTCTTGATTTCAGCAGCATGTGCTTCATCTTTTGCTTTATTGTCAGCCTGCAATGTTGCAATCTGCTGTTTCATTGCTTCCACATCACCTGTGGAATTCTTCAAGGTTTCAAGCTGTCCATCCCTGTCACGAAGGTCAAGTTCCAACTTCTTCTTTTCGTTGTTCACTTCATCAAACCTTGTCTTTGGGATGAAACCTTTCAGTTCTTCCTGGGAAGCAGCTTCACACTTCTTTGCAGTTTCTTCATCAATTCCTAACTTCACAAATTCTTCTTTTTTCATTTTTCAATACCATCCTTTCTTCAAAAACATTATTTTTTCATGGTTCAGTCCATGTTCATTTGAACTTGTTCTTTTACATCTGCAATTCTAAAAAGATGACTTTGGATTGAAACCCAAAAGATTCTTTGTGATTGTGTCTTTTTATGTCATACACCAGGACAATAAAAAATCAGCCTTGCTGAAAGGAAGTTACTTCTGTGTCACCCCTGCACATTTTCTTCTTCATAGATTTTTCAGCAAGTCTGATGTTTTACCGCATTAAAAAAGCACCCTTTTCAGGTGCTTTTCTTAATCAACCATTTTGTCAGGTTGATTGTGTTCCTTCATCCAGGCTTCAAATTCTTCTTTGACTTCCTGTGGGGCATTTTCTTTCAAATGCCAGTTGTCAGGTTCAGGAACAAAATATTCACTTGTAAAAAATGCAGGCATCATAAAAGACCACATCCTTTCAATAATTCTTCCAGTTGCTTTCCAAATTCTGCTGCAACAGGTCTTGGATTCTCTGAACACATCCATTCACAAAAGCATTCTGCAAACCATTCCATTGCATCCTTTGTGGCATAACCACTGACTTGTTTGTATGTGTCACTAACTTTGAACCCTGCTGCTTTCATGACCTTTGGTCTTAAATAAGCAGAAACTGCTTTTGGTTTCCAACCATTCATTCCAACAGCTTTCATTGTGTTGGTCAAATAGTCATCAACCGCATGTCCAAGTTCGTGCATCACAATGGAATCATATCCAACCCCTTGTGGATGGAAACCTGCTGCCTTGTCAGATTCAAAGGATTTTATCAGTTTTGATTCATCCTTGAACCATTGTTTGTTGACTGTTATTCCACCATTTCCAAATCCCCATGAACACTGTGCATAGGTTGTTCCACTCAATTTTGCAGAATTGATAGAACACAACTGACCCTTCAATGAAGGATATTTTGCAAATAACTGTTCATGTGTTTTGTAAATGGACTTTGCAACAGGAAGGTCAACACCTTCAAGTGAAAGTGAATCATCAGACCGCCATGGTTTCCCATTTATTTCCCTATGCAAGAACCAATCCTGGTCTTTCATGAACTGTTCAACATCAGGGATGCTTGTACAGTCATCAACTGACTTCACATTTGTTTCAGGTTTATCTTTTATTATATCATCAGGAACAACTGGTTTCAAATCTTCTGTCTGACCATCAACAAATGACTTCTGCCATTCAGGATAGGTCATATCAGATGGAACATAATATGTTTTACCATCTTCACCCCTTGCTGCCCTTTCACCACTTCTGCCCCATTCATCATCAAAGTATGGAACAGTTGTTGACCTGCACCAAACATGAAAAGGTGGTGCAGTGACACCAGGTTCAAAGTCCTTCATAGGGAAGTGCTGTCCATCCATGTTCTGACATATTTCAGAAGTGTGACTGTCCAATGTTGCGACAATCTCAAATTCTTCCACATCCAGGTCATTGAATGCATCCTTCTGTGCAGCACTGGAAATGAATGCCTGTTCAGTCATCACAAGTCTTCCTGCTGCATACTTTGCATTTTTGGTCTTGTCTGCAACATACTTTGACAAAGTTCTGATTGCTTCATCAGGTGCTTTGCCCTGAATAATTGTCCTGGTCAGTTGCTGATGCAGTTCATTGACCATTGTGGTCTTTGATTGCCACACCCTGTCTGAAAAGGTTTTTCCATCTGCTGCCCAAGGTTTTGAAATAATCTTTTGCAGCTTCCTTTCATCAATCTGACCAATTTCCCAACCAATATTGAAACCCTTTTGCACTTCAAAACATGTGTGATAATATCCTGACTGATAAAGGTGCTTGACCATACCATCCAAGAAATCAAGTTCATTTCCAAAAGCAACTTCCAATGATTGCTGTGTCCGAAGTTTCAAGGCTTCCAGTCTGCTGATGTGGAATCTTGCAGATGCATTTTCCAGTTCCTTCATCCACTGCTGATTCATTGCATTCTGCTGTCCATATTTGATGTATTCCTGGACATCCCATTGCAATTCTTTCAGTTCAGCAGCAGACAACTGTCTTCTTGCTTCTGCCATTGTGATTCCATTATTCTTTGCATATCTTGAATACCAGGATTCAATCTGTGCCTGAATCTGTCTTTGTGCTTTATCAAATGCAGGTTCTATCTGATGGAAGGTGTTCTGTCCATACTGATTTTGTGCATTTTCCAGTTCAGAAAATCTTTTCTTCCAGTATGCAGATGATTTTCTTTTTGCCATCTTCCATCACCACCTTTTCTTGGTGATGATAATAAATGTTTAATGTCATCACCAACATTAAACCTGATTTTCTAACAAATCAGAAAAGAAAAATTATTCTTCATCTGCACTTTCCTGTCCTTCTTCATCAGAACCAGGAACATTCTGACCCTGCATCATACCAAGACCAAATTCTTCCATGTTCTTCTGCTTCTGTTCATCCAGTCTTTCCAGTTCTGCCTGAACATCATCAACCCAAGGATGCTGTGCAACAAGTGTTTCATCACTGATGATTCCAACAGACTTGCTGATGTTGTCAATGACTTCACCTTCATTCAGCATCATATCCCTATTGAATATGATTTCAACTTCTTCCTGTTCAAAGTCACCCATTCCAATGTTGAAAAGGTGCATGTTCAAGAACCAAAGCAATTCTTCCATTGATGCTTGATATTCAGTTTCCATTCCATTTGCATCCAGGTCAATGTCAGAATACATGGATTGAATGTTCATTTGGTTTGGTGTTCCATTCATTCTGTCATCTTTTGCATCATATCCCATTGCATTTTCAATGATTGCCTTTTTGAACAGTTCAATTATGGACTTGTAATTTTCAGAATTGACTTCCACTTGAAGTGTTCTGACATCACCGCCTGCACCATCCACTGTTCTGACCTTCACTGCACCATAGGTTGCAAGGTTCTTTCTGAATTCACCAAGATTTTCACCATCATAATTCACAAGAACCAAGATTGTGTTCCTTGTGTCTTCTTCCATCTGATTTTGGAAGTTGGATTCAATCAGGTTCAGACCATCCTGCAAGGACTTCACCATCTTAATCAATGGGATTTCCTTGTTGTTATACTTGAAAGGAATCAAAGGAATCTTTGTCCAATTGAATCCCTGGTCTTCAATGCTGAAATATGGAACATGCTGTTCACCATCAGGTTTCAGTGTTCCGCTGTCAGTCAATTCAAAGTAGGAAACACCTGATTCATCATAAACTTCAACCTTTTCAATGATTTTTTCTGTGTCACCCACATATCCAACCACTTCATAAATTCTGATGAAATATTCCAGTTCAGTGTGTTCTGCATCCTTCCATCCTGGTATGATTTCCCAAGGTCTGAACCGCTTGAAGATGAATTCCCCTTTGTCATTATACATAGGGAACAACCAACCAATTCCACAATTCAGGGAATCTTCCCCAACTGCTTTCAGTGTTCGCATGAACCGCTTATTCAAGAACTGTTTCAGAATCTTCAAATAAACTTCATTGTCACACTGGATGGTGAAAGGTTGACCCAACAGATAGTTGGATTTCTGAATGACCATCTTTTTATACTGATTGTCAACAATTCTGTTGTTTGGAAGGTTCTTGACAACTTCCAGTTCACCATCTTTTCCAATGACAGTTCTTTCCCTTGTCAGAATGTCATGACATCCATCAAAGTATTTTTCACCATCAAGCATTTCTTTCCTTCTTTGTGACTGCTTGAATCTTTGTATTTCCTTCACAATGAACTGTTCATCAGTCAATTTGGATGCAGCATTGACATTGACCAGTCTTTCAAGTTTTGCTTTGAAGGATTCAGCAAAATTGAACATCATTCTTCACCACCTTTCACAATGCATCCACCTTTGCAAAGGCTTCTGCCAGTTTTGGGAACTGGTATGCAATCCAGTCCACTATTTCTTCATTTATGCCCCAACTATCAGCACCAAGACCTGATTCAAACAGGAATGCATGAACCAGTTCATGTCTGATGACCTGCTGTCTGTATTTTTTTAGGTCAGCAAGTGAACCAGGGCAATCCTGGAAGGTGTCAATGACAATCTGTTTTGTGGAATGGTCACAATAACCATCACCATTGTTCAAATTGTCATCTTTCACCTTGTTGGATTCTGTTATTGTGTATTTTGTACCTAAAACATCAACTGTCACTGTTTTTCACCTTCCCTTTTCCTACTAATCAAAGCTGAATGTGTCACCAACAAGAACCTTTCCTGTTGCATATCTCATTGAATCCATACCATGTGAAAATTCATGGTCAGGTTTGTCTGTTGGTTTTCCATCCTTGTCAGTTTCCCAACAATAATTCTGAATTTCTTTCTTGAATTCAGGACAGTTCTTTTCATGGACAATGATTTCATAGTTTTGAATCAACTGGATTCCATGATTCACACTGTCTTTTCCCTTCCTGGAAGGTTCTGCCTTGATTCCTTCTTCCTGCAATTCAGCAATTGATTTTGGTTCAGCAGAATCACAAACAATCCGCTGTCCACTATATCCTTTGTCTTTGATTGCCTGTGCAATGATTTTGTTGGTCACACCTGTTCTGTACCATTCATCAAAGACATATATCTTCATTGCTGCATTGTCTATCATCAAACAGACAAATGCATTTGGGTCAGTGAAACCAAAGTCAAGACCAAAAGCAGACTTGATTCCTGGGATTGCTCTGACTGCATCAATGTCAAAGTCTTCAAATCTGACTTTTTCATATATCAGACCTTCTGCAATGCCCCATTCACCATCACCTTCAATTCTGTATCTTCTTGGATTGTTCTGCTGCATCTTCAAGAAGATGTTCCTGTCTGCTTCATCCAACCATTCATTTTGCTTCCAGGTTGTTGTTTTTGTGAAGATGTCATCATCTTCCACATCAAAAAACCTTGGTTTCAACCAGGATGTTGCAGACCAAGGATTGAATGTCAATGTTATTTGTTTGAAATATCCATCAGGAACTTCACCACGAATGGACATATCCAATTTGTTGAAGTCATCTTCATTGCTGATTTCATAGGCTTCTTCAATCCATACAAAGCAAAGAACACCATAATCAACTGAAATAGATGTGATTTTCAGACCATCATCAAGACCCCTGAACAGAATTTTCTGTCCTGTGGACTTCCTGACAATCTGCATAGGTGAAACAGTGCATTCAAAAAAGGCATCCAAACCAATCCTGTGAATTGCCCATTTCAAATCTGAATAGACAGAATCACGCAAAGTGTTTGAATACCTTCTGACACACAATCCATTTGCAAGTGGATATTCCATCAACCTATAAATCATATTCAAGGCAGTTGTCTTTGATTTCTTTGAACCTCTGCTGCCTTTGCAAACTCTGTATCTTTGCTTTGTGTTCCAAAAATCAGCATAATTTCTTCCAACTGTGTCTTGAAGTGATATGTTCATAGTGCATCACCTATTCTTTCAGGTCATTCACAATGACAACAGGTTCAACTTCCAGGTTCACATCTGCTTTGAAAAGACCATATCTTCTTCCAAGAAGTTCAGCAGCTTTCAACCTTTCCTTTTCATCAGGTGATTTGTTCATCCTTCTTGCATCAGAACATCCTTCACCAGTTCCTTCAATGACCACAATTTCTGATTCAGATTCCCCACGCAAAACAGATGTCAGGTATTCCATGACTTCCTTTGCATCAGCAATCTTTTCAGAACTGATTTTATCAAGCTGTTCATCAATATAATTTTTGATGTTAGCATTTGTTAGCAGTCTTGAAGCACATGCCCTTGCTGCATCATCAGATTTGATGTGTGGATATGCTGCTTTGTATGCCCTTGTTGCGTTTGCATCAATCAAATATTCATCACAAAACTTCCGCTGTTTGTCAGTCATTCGCCTGTCACCTGCCTTTCTTCTGAAAAATAGAAAAAATCACCCTGGTTTCCCTGGGTGATTTTACACATTCTATAATATCATATATATATTTTGGCATGTTATGCTTTATTATGTCATAGTGTGCCATGTTCAGGGACTACAACATTATCAAGTGCAGACTGATGTATCCTGTGAATAGTACGCAAAGAATAATTCATTTCAGCACATATTTCACCCCATGTCTTAAAGTTCAAATATCTACATCTCAACAATAATCTTTCATCAGGATTTTCAACCTTATTGATTGCATTCCTAATCATTTTTTTCAGATTCATCATTCTATCAATATCTGATTGAATTTCATTTTCAAGTTCAATAATTTTTAATACCTGATTTGTGAATGGGGCATCTGCTTTTGGACTTGTTTGAACTCTTTCCTTTGAATAATCAAAAGAACCTACACTGGTTGACATTTCTTTTAACTTCATCAATTCTTCTTGATTACTTTTTATAAGTTCATCAAGTCTATATGCCTGTTTCAAAAACTGTTTAGCTGTCATCTTAACACCTTCTTTCTAATTCAAGAAGTCAACATCTTGAATTCAACATCTTGATTTCAAGAAATCCTTTATTTTCAAGGCTTTGAATCAGTTTGACCTTCTGAAAAGTCAAGATGTGATGTGTTTTTACTATTATAGATATTTTTTAAGGAATAACTAAATTTTAATGATTTTATTCTTTTATATATCCTTAAATAGAAAACATCTTGACATCTTGACTTTTCAAGTAAAATCAAGGCTTTCAGGCTTTGACATCTTGACTTTTATCTTGAATTTATCTTGAATTGAAGTTGACAAAAATGATGT